TTCTTCCTCCTCTGCTGCATCCATCTCAATGCCCCATAATTGAGCTTGGTGATCTTCTTCCATTTCTACTTCTGCAGCCCATTCTGCTATCTCATCTTCTAAGCCCATATCAAAATCATCAGCCATATTGTCCAACATATTTGTAAATCTAGATAAGACATCATGATCTACAGCACTCTGATCCTCATCAGTAAGCTTCTTTTCAGAATCTGGAATGTAACCTCTGCTTACTATTACCTCTCTCATAACTTTTTGCATCTTCTTGAAATCCCAGTTGAGATAATTGATCATTTTGTTCTCATTAAATTTATCTTTTTGTTTTGAAAATTCGTATCTTGACTTAGGAAATGAGTCCAATACAACTTTCTCGAAATTTGGCATATGCATAGCCTCTCCTCTCGCCCATTTATTGAAAACAGGGTCATCTACATCTAAAGAAACTCCTGGATACCAATCTCTATTTGTTATTGTTTCAGACAGAATGGTGATTAAATTACTTGTAGATGGATCTCTAGCTCTGATTCTCACATTGTTATTGTTTACATCTACAAACCATTGCATATTTGCAGTGTCTTCGGTTCCTACAGTTTTCATGTTTTTATCCTGATATATCGGCACACCTCTTGAGTCACGAGAAATTGTAATCCTACCGTCATTCATTAGCCAACAATTTGTCTGCTGAACAGATTTATTTTCTTGGTTGGTTGGCATCACTAGTGAAGACTCATTCATAAATTGATTTAATTGCCATCCTAATGTAATTGTGTCATACAGACCATTGACCACTATCTTTGTACAAGTGTTATTATGCATGTAAATTCTTGTGCCAATACCACAAATTGTTCCCTGCCAAATGCCATAACCCTTCCTAGAAGATCCTCTTCCACTCTGCTGCTGGACAAATGATCCTAGAAGCCCTTTCTTTGTAGCTTCAATCTTGTGTATCAAATCAAAGTTACTAACACCTTTCAAGGTGTCTCTTATTATCTTTAATTTCTTTCCATGTGCTGGGATGTTTGAGTATGCAGGTTCTAGAGATAGATCATTTTTGATCATGGCTTTACATAACTCATCTGTAGCCTTCTTCTCAAACCAAAAAGTTAAGGCAGAAAAAAGCTTGCACTTTAATTCACCTATTTTGTCTTCCACAGACCCTGAGACAATTGTCAACTTCTTGTTTGGCCAATAGATTCTGCTCAGTGCATAAGTAATGTTTCCAGATTTGGAAGAGCTGTCATAAAGGACAATAGATCTACTTCTAGAGCTCATGCTTTCTAGAAACATCTTTGTTTGTACAACATTCAACTTCAAATTCTCAGCAGTCTTCTTTAATCCAATTAAACCTCGACTATCATCTAAGAAAGTGAATTTCGAGACTAGCTCAGACCATTTTCTCTTGAACTGCCCTTGAGATAATGAATGGATACCTCTATCAAACCACCTTCGTTTGCACATGTCAATAACATCTATTTCACCTATCGGTTTTGGGATTACTGTCAGTTTTACTTTTGATGTTCTCTTGATATATTGGTTCAACACAACAGAATTGTTCTTTAGATTGTCGATGTCCGAGGACAGTTTATCGTATTCTTCATGGAAGGGAAATAGAGCTTTCTTATTTTCTTCATTTTTATTCTTTAAAGAAATTTCTCTTCTGTTTTTGTCCATCAAGAACAAGAGAGTGTACTTCTCAGGCACCAGTTTGTTGTATGTATTTCCGTTCCTATCTTTCACTTCTTCAGTGGTGAAAGAACTAATCTGGTTTGACGAGAAACATTTGTTTGTTAGTATGTACGCAGATGAAGCTGCCATTCTCAACATTGATGATTTGTTGGATATACTTTCTTTCACTCCTTTACTGAAAACCTTGAGCACAAGATTGTGCTGCTCATCTGTCCAGCTGTTGGAACGACTAAAAAGAATTGCAGGGTCTCTTTCTACAGCATTCACAGCATCTTCTAGAGGTTCAAGGTTCATTCTTTCTAAAACCCTGTAGAAAACTGACATTTTAGAAAACTTCAACCTTATTGTTGACATGTCTTTGGTTTTCATCCACGATGGCAAGTCTTCGGGTGAGTAATCCATTTCAGCTTCTGAATCGCCTAACACCCGTATGTTGGAGCCAAAAGATGAATATTTATACAATCTATACAATTGAAATTCCACACCAGGCACACCACAGCTCACATCCTCATCCATTGGGAAAAATCCAAAAGTTGGATCAGGATGCTCCAGTAATAGTTCTAAATACTTCCACCTTAAATCTTCTTGTCTATTATTCTGCAACCCCATTAGTGAATAATGCATCATCGATTGAAATAACTGTATAACAGCACACTCTAGTGTTGATGCTCCACCTGTTAAACATTCTGTTATCATGTTATTATATATTCTGAATCTGTCAATAAATCTCTCTGTTACTGACAACTCTTGACTAGCACTTACCCATCTAAAAGTTGGTTTTATCACCATATGCCTTACGTGCCACTCAGAATTATACTCAATTAAATCATGTGTTCCTATGGAGCTTTTAGCTTCATTGCAAAAGACAGAGAGATATGGTGATACTCTCTCTTTCCACAGTAGAAGTCGCTTTAAGAGCTGCATTGTCTTGAGTGTAGGTTTTCCTGGCACAGAAATCATACATCCAGAATCATCACTTCCTTGACAAATGGTAACAAGTACTTTGTCCATGCCCAGCCGTCCTTTGCAGGCACTCAAAATCACCTGTTTCATGACCTCTTGGATCATTGTATGGTATAAAGAGCTAGTGGTATGCAAGATACCCTGGAACATTCCTGAAATGACTTCTATGTTGTTACTCCTAGCATTCAGAAACATTCCTGTTCCCTCCTCAAAGTCTTTTTTGAATTGCATGTAGGTCTCATTGCTTGTTTGTAGTTTGATGTTAGCAGATAGACTAGAAGCTTGTTTTAAAGGAAAAGATAGTCTTTTCCTAGGCCATAGAGATAGTGCGGACAAAGTAAACTTAGCCAACTCATCTGGCAAGATTGCTTGGAACATTGCTGCAAAATGACTAGAATGGTGGAATTGACACCAGGTGGTTGCATCTGCTGATTTGGAAATGGTAGTAAAACTATTTCCAAACATTTCTTTAGATTTTGCATAGTGGTCTTTGACAAATCTATCTTTAGTATCTGGATTAATTGTGGTTTCTGAAGGGAAATAAGAACAAATGGTTCTAGAAACAAGCTCTACAAAGAATTGGACAATCCTTGCCATGAATTCTAGTACGTGGATCTCTCTTTCACCTCCATGTTGCGATTTGTCAAATTGATCACTATCAAAATGACCCTTTTCCAATAATTTATTTAAACACCAAGGAGCCAATTGACTAATGTGAGTTATGGTCTTTCCTGTGTCTGCTTCATACCTTTTAATAATTTCTGTCATTGATTCCATACAAAAAGGCCTTTTCAACATTTCCTCTGGAAAATCTTCCTTTAATTTCTGGAATGTTTTTTCTGTGGATTCAGATCCTAAAGGCACTATTACATCTTTAGAATGATCTCTAGACGATACCTTCAATGTCGCTAAGTCACTGAAATTTGTTCTTGACACAGAATGGATGAAATCATCCATGATCTTTGATTTGTACCCTTCTCCAAACTTAGTTACTAACAAATCTGAGAATGCTGAAGAAAAGAACTTTAAAAGAGGCATGTTAGACTTGAATTCTTCATAATCTTCGTTTCTAGTGAATATGCTGCCCTTCACATTTTTCCTGAATTTTTGCTCTTGTTTGATGAGTTTAGTCAAGACCTTAAATGTTTTGTCTTTGCCTGTGTTCCTCTCCTTAGATACAACATACCCAAAATAAAATTCATTTATCTTATTATTCAAAGAAATGAATGAATCACTGAATAGAGACTTGATGTTCATATAGTCATACAGAATCATATCTTCTCCTTGCCTAGGTACTTTTGTAATAGAGTTGGTGCTGTAATAATCCAAAATGGATATTGTTTTCTTCAGGTAATAGGCTGTGAGTCTAGATCGTAGAACCTTAGGGAATCGATCCACAAATATGTAAGGCGATTTTCCTACATCTTCTAAGAGTTTCATGAACAAATACCTTTGAGAGGTTATCAGCTCTTCTGCATCTGTTTTGTTGTTACAATATAACAATAATATATGGTTCATGC